ATGCCAATTTACAATGCTCCTCTAGCAGACATGAAATTCATCTTAAATGATGTATTTAAAGCAGAACAATTTTGGCAGGCGAATGAAAACCTGGCTCATGTAGATGCTGCAACAGCTGAAGCAATTTTAGAAGAAATGGCGAAGTTTGCCCAAAACGTGACACATCCGTTAAACCGTACGGGTGATGAAGAAGGCGCACGTTGGGAAAATGGTGAAGTTTTCACCCCAGCAGGTTTTAAAGAAGCATTCCGTCAATACGCTGAAGGCGGCTGGATCGGCTTAGGTGCAGACGAAGAATGGGGCGGTCAGGCCATGCCAAAAATGCTGACTGTACTGTCTGATGAAATGCTATTCGCAACCAATCCATCATTCATGCTCTACCCGCTTCTTTCTGTGGGTGCAGGTATGGCTTTAAACAGCTATGCATCACAAGAGCAAAAAGAAACGTATTTACCTAAAATCTATTCGGGTGAATGGTCAGGTACGATGTGCTTAACCGAGCCACATGCAGGTACAGATTTAGGGATTATCAAAACTAAAGCTGAGCCGAATGAAGATGGTACGTATAACATTACTGGTACGAAAATCTTCATCACGGGTGGTGACAACGATCTAGCTGAAAACATTATTCACTTGGTACTTGCAAAAACTCCTAATGCACCTGCGGGTTCACGTGGCATTTCATTATTTATCGTACCGAAATTCCTAGTGAATGAAGATGGTTCTTTGGGCGAGCGTAACCCTGTTGGTCCAGGCTCAATCGAGCACAAGATGGGAATCAAGGCATCTGCAACTTGCGTGATGAACTTTGACGGTGCCAAAGGTTATCTTGTCGGTAAAGAAAACGAAGGTCTTGCTGCGATGTTCGTGATGATGAACTACGAACGTTTATCAATGGGTATCCAAGGTCTCGGTGCTTCTGAATTTGCTTATCAAAATGCGGCACAATACGCGACTGACCGTTTACAGGGTCGTAGCGCATCTGGCGTTCAATCTCCAAACAAACCAGCAGACAGCATTTTAGTGCATGGTGATGTACGTCGTATGTTGCTCAATGTACGTGCCAACAACGAAGCATCTCGTGCATTTGCGGTGTATGTTGGTCAACAGCTCGACATCACTAAATTCTCAACTGATGCTGAAGCCGTGAAGAAAGCCAACGACCGCGTTGCACTTTTAACACCAATCGCAAAAGCTTACCTCACTGACACTGCTTTCCAAGCGACTTTAGATGCGCAAATGGTCTTCGGTGGTCATGGTTATATCCGTGAATGGGGCATGGAACAATGTATCCGTGATCTTCGTATTGCTCAAATTTACGAAGGGACCAACGGCGTTCAATCTCAAGATTTAATTGGTCGTAAAACCATTAAATGTGGTGGTGCATTCATCGCAGAATACATCACAGAGATCCGTGACTTTGCCAATGATCTAGATACGGATTTAAACTTTATTAAAGATGCAACTCTTGACGCTGCAACTGAAATTGAAGCGATCACCCAGTTCATCATTGAACAAGCAGCTGAAAATGCAGAGTTCCCGAACTCAGCTGCGGTTGATTACCTACATGCTGTGGGTTTACTCAGCTTTGCTTATATGTTCGCAAAAATTGCGGCTGCTGCAAAAGACAAATCTGGTGATTTCTACCAAAACAAAATTGCATTAGCGCAATACTTTGTAGATCGTATCTTGCCTGAATTAGATGCACGTTTAGCGAAAATCAAAGCAGGTCCTGACTTGATCATGAACTTCAGCGAAGATTACTTCACCAATCAAGCTTAAGTCGCATTCAATCATAAAAACTGCCTCAATCTAGGTTGAGGCAGTTTTTTTATGCCTATAATAAAATGTGACTTTCTAATTGATTCTGCACTACAAGAAGATGGGATGACCTGGGAAGTTTCGGGATGAGGTGGGATGGAATGCTTGAGGCTTAATGGTTTCGGCAGATTTTTAAAGGGCAAAGCGAATTTTTTTACTTTGCCCTTTTTTCTGCACTAAATTTCTAATATTCGTCGATGTATAAATTTATTTATTATTTATTTTGCACTAGCCAGGGAGATTTAAAGACACTGTCTTTAAGCATGACTCTAAAAAATTATTAATTCCTGAAATATCACTACCATAAACGTCCATTTCTATCTTAACTCCATTAAATTCCACTTTTAACGATGTACGTTGCGTTTCTTGTTCCTCTGTATTTTGATTAAAAAATTTGAGGATGTTTGAATCAGGCATATTAAGCAGCACTCCTTATAAGATTTTTAATTGAAAGTTCCAGTGCTTCTACGTTCGAAGCGTTGTCAATATACAATGTGTAAATGGCAATAATCAACAAGGTTTTCTTGTCCTGCGACATAGTGCGTCGCTGACTAGACAGCTCGTTCTCTACTAAATAAATTGCTGTATTTAATAGCTTTTTATCAAAATTCTGTGTATGAGAATCTGTCAAAGCTGTGTACAACATCACAATAAACTCGGCCTTTGCGTCAGGCTTCATACTCTTATGCTGATCATGTAATGCTTGTTCGGTAGTTTCAAATGCTTGTTGCAATTTAGCTTTATCAATCGCTGTAGTAATTGTTAAGCCTTCAGATTCGATTTTATTATCCTGGCTAGACTCAGCACTAACGTTCGCAATAGAAGCGCTGTAAGGCTCTCCTACACCATTCTGAATCCAGATTTCATCCGCACCAGTAGCCGTAGCAATTTTACTGGCAACGGAATTATGCATTGTTCCATTGCCTTTGTTGAAAATTCCAAATGCTGTTGACCTAGAAAGCCCCACTCTACCAGTCCAACTATATAGGGACTCTTTTTCACCTCTTGGCATCTTGCTATGCACCTGAAGGAAATACATCCGCTTTTGAATTGGTGTCATTTCTTGTTCGTAATTAAATTCTTTGAATTGCGAACATTCATCAAAATTAAAATCCGAATAACGAACAACTAAATTGCTTTTATTATCAGTCATTTGATAGAAACACCCTTAAATTTGTTCGTAAATTCAATTACGAACTATTTACAACGAACTAATTACGAATTAATCTAGCGTTAGATTCAACAAACGTTGATTCTAACGATTTAAAAAAAAGCCTTAAAGGCACAGGTTATGGAGTTCTTATGGGTGCTATAGCAACCAACCCAAGCGAACAAATTTGGGATAAACATGCGATTAAAGCAGAAATTTGCCGTAAAGGTAAAAGCCTGTCCGCGCTCGCACGTGATCACAAAATGCCTGAATCTTCTATAAGAAGCGCTTTGATTAAGCCAACTTTAGAAGCAGAGCTAGTTATTTCTAACTTTCTTGAAAAGCCTTTATATGAGCTATTTCCAGACCGTTGGACGAAAGATAACAAGCGTATTTATCCACGTTATCGCAAGAGTGAATGTAAATGAAAGCCTATTACAGCATTGCTGATTTACAAGCACTTGAATTGCCAGGTTTACCAACGACCCGCCGAGGATTAGAAAAATACGTCCTAAACAAGCAATTCAAGTATAGAGAAGTTGCTAGTAGAGGGAAAGGTGGAATTAGAAAGGAATACGAACTAAATGATGAATTAAATCAACAAATAGTTCTAAAGCAGATGAAAAGCGAAATTCTAACGTCTCCTAATTACGAACAAAAATTAGAGGTTGTTGTAGCTGACAGTAGTTTGCCAAACGCTAATGACTTATTGAACTGGCAGCGTGAAGTAGCTGAGAACCGTTTGTTCGTAGTTCGTTTTATCCAGGGAAATATTCTCAATGGTATTAAAAAAACTAAAGCAGTCGAAATGTTTATCGAACAAGCTGCCGCTAAAAGTTTGCCTGAAGATATTCAAACGGCTGTTCGTAAAGCGAATGCTAAAGCTGGAGAAGAAAGAACAATAGGCCGCCGCTCTATTTTTGAATGGATGAAAGCTGTTGAAGATGCTGAGAAACACAAAATTAATTTGTTAAGCGTTCTCGCACCTAAACAACGCGTTACCACTATTCCAGCTTGGGCAAGTGCCTTACTTAAAGTTTGGGGACAACCACAGAAACCGACATTAACTGCCGCTTTGGAACTACTTCCAAACTATTTAGACGGCAAGACTGAATGTCCGACTTACTCCCAGGCTTACCGTTTCTTAAATGAAAAAGTCGGCAAAGTAGAGTTACAGAGGGGCCGTATGGGTACACGTGAATTAAAGAACATCAAGCCTTTTATTCGTCGTGATACTGAGAGTTTATTGGCTACCGATGTTTATACAGCAGACGGTCACTGTTTCGATGCGGAAGTAGCTCACCCTATTCATGGCAAGCCTTTTAGACCTGAAATCACATCAATTATTGATGTTGCTACTCGCCGAATTGTCGGCTGGTCAATAGACCTATCAGAGAATAAATGGGCTGTGCTTGATGCTATCCGCATGAGCGCTACTGAATGCGGAATTCCTGCAATCTTCTATGTTGATAACGGCTCAGGCTATAAAAATGAACTGCTGAAAGGTAGAGCTAACGGGATTTTAAGTCGCTTAAATGTGACCGTTACTCACGCTTTACCTTACAACTCTCAAGCCAAAGGGATCATCGAACGTAGTCACAGAACGTTATGGGTTAAAGCAGCCAAAAATTTACCTACTTATATGGGTAAAGACATGGACGCGGAAGCAGGGACAAAATCTCATAAATTGACGCGATCTGAAATCATTAAGTTCGGTCAAGCTAAAAGCTTGATGGCTTGGACTGATTTTGTGAACTACGCGGCAGGCATTGTCGAAGCTTATAACAACAAACCTCATAGCAGTCTAAAGCGTATTACTGACCCAGCAACTATGAAAACGCGTCACATGACACCGTTGGAAGCGTGGTCGGTAGCTGTAGACAACGAGTGCCCTATTGACCGCGTTGACAATTGGGATATTGAAAACTTCTTTAGACCAACTGAAGAACGAAAAGTGCGTCGCGGAGAAATCGAGTTATTCAGCAACCGTTATTTTCACCGCGATCTTGAGCAATATCACAATGAAATTGTGCAGGTCGGCTATGACATACATTGCGCCGAACGAGTAACTGTACGTGACTTAGACGGCAGGCTTATTTGCGTTGCAGTGTGGAATGACAATAAACGTGATTACTTCCCTAAAACGGTTGTCGAGAAAGCGCGTGAACAACGAGCTACAGGCCGTCTACGCAGATTAGCTGTTAAGCAAGCGGAAGCTGTTGCAGAACTAAACCCTCAACAAGTTATTGAACATATTGAGCAACAAAGCGTTATCAATTTCCCGTTACGTCGATCTGCGGATCAAATATTTGCGGAAATGGATGCTTTACCCGTTCGCCAAGAAAAGCAAATTTTCGATGTGAAACATCTCATTCCAGATGAACAAGGTGAACAACAGGCCGATGACAAAATCACTAGATGGATGCGTTTAGATCAACAAATTTTAACAGGAGAAGCGCTAACCCAGGAGGATAGAAAGTTTTGGGAGTTATTCCAACAATCGAAGAAATTCAAGCTTTTATGTAATGAAGATAAGCAGTTGCAACAGCACATTGAATCTACTGAGCAACTGCGTTTATCCAATGGCCTTTAGTCTTGTTGGCGCAAAACTAAAGTGATGACTTTGAACAAATTAAGGATGTATTAAATGAATATTTCTGTCAATAACGGCATTGCAAAGACTCGTAACATTGCTCAGTGCTACGACGCTGTAGTTCGGACTTTGGAGCGCAATCCTAACCTTCCAGGACTGGCGGGGTTATACGGGCCTAGCGGTTATGGTAAGTCATTTGCAGCTAATCACGTTGCAACTATGACAGGCGCGTTTTACGTGCAAGTTAAGTCAACTTATACGCGGAAATCATTCCTGCAAGCCGTATTACGCGAGATGTCTATCCCCGTTCCAACAACCTTAAATGAAATGATGGAGCTGGCAAGTGCAGAGCTTGCAAAGACACGAAAGCCATTAATTGTGGATGAATTTGATCACTTGGTGAATAGCTCGAAGGTTGAAATTGTCCGTGACTTATACGAGGCATCACAAGGCACTATTCTGGTTATCGGTGAAGAATTACTACCGAAAAAATTAGAAAAATGGGAACGTTTTCACGGGCGAGTTTTGAATTGGGCTGGTGCGCTTCCAACCGATCTGAATGATTGCCTACTTCTTAAAGAAATCTATGCGCCAGACATTCAAATTGAACAGCCAATCCTTGAGCAGCTTATAGCGGCTGTTAAAGGTTCGACCCGTCGTGTCTCAAGCAACCTAGAAATGATGAATGAGCTTGCCCTAGAAGAAGGCATAGACCTCATCACCACTAAAAACTTTAAACATGTTTTACATCATGGCTTCTTAACGGGCGAAAGCCCGAAGCCTCGCACATTTTGATAACGGATTATTGAACAGATGAACACTCATGTAAAAGCAGTTAAACAAGCTCCATACGCCGCACCACGTCAGCGTCTATGGACTGCTATTCGCAAAAGCGCCGCTGAATTTACAGCTAAAGCTGTCTGTGAAGAAGCGAAAATGAAATATGCGAGTGCTCATGACTATATCAAATCTTTAGAACTGGCTGGATTTATCCAGGAAACACGTAGAGAGCAAGTAGAAGGTCGCTCTAAAGCGATTCAGACGATCTTTTACAAGCTGATTAATGATGTCGGTTATACCGCGCCAATGGTGCGTAAAAATGGCGAGATTGTTCAGGAAATGTCTGCCCACCAAGCGATATGGAACACGCTAAGAATCACGGGCCATGCCTTCACAGCAGATGAAATTGCGAAGGTATCTAGCACTGACACCCTTGAAGTTAAAAGTGGTTCTGCATCGTTATTTTTAAAAGCGTTGCTTGATGCTGGCTATGTGCGCATTACGAAGCAATCGACATACCGCAAAAATGGGCAAGCAAAGTATCAATTAAAGCCGAACATGAATACTGGCGTTAAACCGCCCTCTATACGTCGAGCAGTCCAAGTTTTTGACTACAACTTAAACAAAATTATGTTTCAAGACACGCCGATTCTGGAAGAAGAACGCAAATACGGCCTGTCGAAGGATGAGGAATTAAAAAATGAATAACGCAATCAAATTTGAAACGCCAGCAACAGTAAACCCTGTGACCTATCAACATGGTGACCGCGCTCGTCTTGTTGCTGAGTTGGATCATCAACGTACACGTACAAGACTAGCTGAACAAGAACTCTTTCACAGCAAGCAGTTTTACCGCTGGTTTATTGCAATTTTAGTTCTTCTCATTGTCGCGATGTACGGGGGGCTTTGGTATGCAAAAACTATCTTGCAAACAGCTTGCTACTGACCCTCTACCGCTTTGGAAACAGTTAGTAAATGAACGGATTACTGAACTTAAAAGCATTCAAAAAGTTGCTGATGAAATTGGATATGCCCGTCCTAGCCTGTCACTCGCTTTAAGAGACAAATATATAGGCAGTACGGAGAAGTTAGAAAAGAAAGTTTTACAAGTGCTTGGGCAAGTTAATTGCCCATTCCTTGAAAAGTCGATTAGTCCAACCGAATGCAGAGTGTTTGAGACAAGAGATGCACCAACACAGAACCCTTCCGAGATGCGCCATTGGCGAGCTTGCCAGGGATGTGAAGTAGGTATTAACAAAAGGGTGAAAAAGTGACCGACAAAAAGTTTAAGTCTTGGACAACTAAAGAACTGAATGACCTAGTCGTAATGCATAAGGCAGGAGACACGGTAGAAAAAATTGCTGAATCAATGGGCCGTACTACCAGCGCAATTAGAGCGAAAAAGGAGTATCTGCGTACTCACGGGCTAATTGAATCAACTAAATCACATTGGACTACAACACAAGTTAAAACGGCAATTGAAATGCACAACGCTGGGATTACCCATAACGAAATTGCTAAAGCGATTTCACGTACCCGTTGTGCAGTAACCAACATGATTCAACGCCTTGTAGAACAGGGGCAAATTAAGAAGGAATTAACGCAATGAACCACGCTGTAAACCATATTCCAGAAGGATACCGCCAAGATATTCGAGGCCGTTTAGTTCCTATCACTCAAATCAAAGCAATTGATATTGAACGCAGTGATTTAGTGGAACGACTGATTAATGCAGCACGAGAAAAACAGTCGATTTTGCGCGAGTTTAAAGAATTGGTATTTGCTGATATTGCAGCCTTTATTGAACTTTCAGCCGAGCAATATGATGTTGTTATCGGGGGCAAAAAAGGCAACGTAACGCTTTATAGCTTTGATGGCCGTTACAAGATCATCCGTCAATGCCAAGACTACATTCGTTTTGATGAACGTTTACAAGCTGCTAAGGCCCTAATTGATGAATGCATTCAGTTATGGGCTGCCGATTCTAACGATAACGTTAAGGCTCTAATTAATGATGCCTTCCAAGTTGACCGCGAAGGGAAAATCTCTACTGGTCGAGTGCTTGGCCTACGTCGTTTGCAAATTGAAGACGACAAATGGGTGCGAGCTATGAAAGCCATAAGTGACAGCATCATCGTGACCGATAGTAAAGATTACGTTCGATTTTATGAACGTGATGATAAAGGTGTCTATCAGCCTATTTCTCTTGATTTTGCCAACGTGTAAAGCAAAGGAGAACTTATGGGAACCTCAGCCACTACCCAAGCTTTTAGACGATTGATCCGTGAGACGCGGTCAAAGAGCGAGAGCGCAAACGCCTTTGATTTTTTAATTGAGAATGACCTACGTGTTGAGCATGTATTTAACCTCAGCGGGTATTACGAATATCACGTTCTCAATAAAAATAATGAATGTATCGCTAAGAATACTGCCCGTCCATTAGCCATTCAATCAGCAATGAATATCCTTCGATAAAAGCGAAACACAGGCAAATGCCTGTGTCTGCCAGCCGTCGTGGGCTGGTACTGACGAGCAGCGAGGTCTTATGCAAACTTTTTTATTATGCGTTGTAGTTTCTATTGTTTTTTATCTTGTTGGATATTCCAGTTGTTTAAGTACCTATTACCAACGGGCTGAAAAAAAAGAACCTTTTGAAGCTAAAGGAAAAATCTATCGCATGGTTGAAATTCAAGTTAAGGAAACAGAATAGATGATCAAAATTGAAGATTTAGAAAATTTACCGCCTGAAGTGGTGGAAAGTTTGGGAGAAGTAGCGTGAAGACTATGAGGCTTACAGATCAGGAAGTTCGCAAGATTTTAGAAGGCCGTTCTGAGATACACCATCAAAAAGCTACACGGGCTTTCCAGCTTAAAGCTATTCGAGTTGCAAATGATTATTTCGAATGGTGTAAGGAGAAAGGATTCTATACGCCTGATTTCGGAACTTTTGTTAATTCATTTTGCTATGAGGAAGATGATTGCAAAATCATGTGCGAAGCAGTTAAACAAATTTGGAAGCTGGTATTTTCATTTCAAATTCCAAAGGAGAAACCTCAATGTTAATTATTGCGTATTTCGTTGTGTTTTTTATTGGTGTGGTTGCCTGTTTTAATGAGGCTAAAACTGATTTAGTCGCTCTTAAAAATAACGGCTTAACTGTATTTGAAAAACGAGCTTATGCGGCTAAAGCTGGGGTGGCAATTGTTTTAGCTGTAGCGGGCTTAGGTGGATTAATACAAGCGGCAATGAAGGTGATCTAATGGCTACCCTATCAAAAGAAGATAAAGCGTTTGTGCTTGAGCAGCTTAATTCACAGCTTAAAACGGTAAATTTAAAATGTGATGAATTTAAAATCAGCCTGGCACTTGAACGTTTTGAATTAAAACTGATTGTCGGAATTTATGTTAACGATAAACTTGAGGGCAAATGGTTTACCAAACCTGAAGATTATCCATTCACAAAATATTTGCCTGTCAAAAGGAAAAATAGATATTCCCCATTAAAAAAACAGAAAATTATTAAGCTCTATGGAAAACGTAGAGCTTATAAAGAATTTCCCGATCTTGATGAGGTTATAGAAAGACCCTGGCCTTTCTTTAATACGTCGCGAGCAGCTTTAAACCATTTGCTTAAAGTTAGTGATTCTATCGAATTAATTAAGGAGTCAACGGCTCGTGAAAGTCTTAGCAAAATTGCGTAAAAGCCGTATTGCTGCAATTCACATGGGTAAAAACAAGCTCGGACTCGATGAAGAAACTTATCGAGACTTGCTTGAGCAGGTCGCTGGCAAGCGATCTGCTAAAGACATGACCGATGATGAATTGGTAAAGGTTTTAAAGCACATGGAAACACTGGGTTTTTCTAAACCAGAGTTCGGGCAAAAGCCTAAAGCAGCACTTACCAAACAACAGCTTATTGATAAAATTGAAGCCTTGCTTGCTGATAGCGGCAAACATTGGAATTACGCTCACGGATGCGCGCGTAATATGTTTAAAAAAGACCAGGTTCAATTTTGTACTGAATATGAGCTTTGGAAGATAGTTGCTGCTTTAGAAATAAATAAAAAAAGGAGCGCTTCAAAATGAAACATGATGAGTTTCTTGACAAACTACCAGAGAATTTAAGGATTATTATTCAGTTAACAGACTATCGCACAGCTATGACTTTGATTAATCAATTCGGTGGGACAGATTATAAGTTTCCCCCATTGAAAACCATTAAAGAAGATCATGAGCTTGCAGAGTTATTAGGATTTAATAACTTGATTAAATTATGTCAGTTCTGGAATGGTGATACTGTTTATATTCCAAAGTCTGACCGCTATATAGGCTTATTGCGTGATGAGCGTATCAAACAAGATTTAAACGAATTAGGAGCATCAACCGATATACAAGATCAAATAGCCAAAAAGTACAAAGTTACTGCCCGTTGGGTTAGAAACGTTAGAAAGAAAATGTTAGATAAAGATGAAAGTAAAAAACCGAAAACAAACCAACTTGATTTTTTCTCATAAGCTGAGTAAGTCAAAAAATACCGCCTTTATAGGCGGTTTATTTTTGGAAATTGTTCCAATAAATAATTTATCAAAAGGCTCAAATAATAATCAAACGATAAATATGAGTTTTTATAAAAATGCAAGTTACGAAGAATTTCACAATTGCAGAATTATTACATAGTAATACTGCTGTTCGTAAAGGGCTGGATAACACCCCTTCTGTAGATCATCGAGCAAATTTAATCACTGCATGCCATGAGTTATTTCAACCCGTGCGCGACGCATTGAATAAACCAATGTTGATCAGTTCTGGATACCGTTCCCCTTCCGTTAACAGAGCTGTTGGCGGAAGTAAAACCTCGGCTCACTGTGTCGGCTATGCAATTGATTTTATTTCCCCTTCTTTTGGTGAACCCGCAGCGGTAGCAAAATTTCTTGCCAAAGAGTTGCCTAAACGTGGAATTAAGTTTGATCAAATCATTCTTGAGTTCGATCAATGGGTTCACATCGGGTTTAAGAATCAATCAGGCGAGCAACGCGGACAAGTTTTAACCGCTAAAAAAGTTCATGGTGTCACTCAGTATTCTAACGGGATCAAATAATCATGGCTAAAAAAATTAAACGTCCTATTCGCCCTCTGTTACAACTTAAACGGGTGGAAAAACACATTGCTGAAAATAAGCATATGTCGGGCTTAATTAGTAATCTATATAACGAGCAAAGCGGCAAACTCGATTACTCATGGAAAGACGGCTATAGCACTGGCGTAAAAGATACTGAGGGCCTTTATAAGCCTCAAATTAAAGAGAAAGACGCTAAACTGCTTGAACAGGCTGTAAAGCATCAAAAATCAATCACAAAATTAAAGTCGGAACTTGAGGCTAAAGAATCAACAAATCAAATAGCTATGGTTCAAGGAGAGACTTTAAAAACAGGCTTCTTAGTTCCAAATTGGAAACACGGGTGGAAATGGATTTCCACATGGTTATTTGCATTAATTGGATATATCCAGTTATACGGTATTCCACCCGAATTATTGCAGTTACTTCCTGGCTCAACACAGCCACAAATTACGGCCTTATTGGCTGTCATGGGCTTCGCTTTCCGCTTTGTTAATCAAAGTAAGCCTACCTCTTTAGAACCCCTTCCAGAAGATAAGGGGGGTGCATGACCCTTACCCTTGAGCCGTACCATGTTTTTCTGATTGTTACAGCAATCATTGGTGCATTTTTCACTATGTTCAAAATGCTGGGTTCGCAGATCAATGCGAACCTTCAGCACAATTTTGCGGCCACCAATGAACGCATTGAGCGGGTGTCTAAACAAAATGAAAAAAGCCAAGACGATTTACGAGAACTTGAACGGAAGTTTCACCAGTTCGAAGTCAGTCTACCTAAAAACTATGTGCATAGAGACGACTTTGTTCGTAGCCAATCAATCATTGAAGCCAAGTTAGATAGCGTGGCCTCAAAACTGGAAACAGTTCAAATCAGACAAGGGGTTTTAAAGTGAGTGACTTAGATAAAGCACGACGAGAAGGTACACGCTGGCTTTTACTTATTTCATTAAACAGAGCGCGTCCAATTGGTTGCTCGGATGCCATTTTATTGGATGTTGTAAATGCCCTTTACCCGCGTACTACGGTTGTGGAATTACATAGCCAGCTTGAATATTTGCAAAATAAAAAACTGGTTGAAATTGATCGTAAACCAGATGGTCACTGGAATAGCAAATTAAACAGTGAAGGCATTGACGTGGTTGAATACACGACAGAATGCCCGCCAGGTATTGCACGTCCTGCAAAGTATTGGGAAGGTAATTAACTATGGCGCGTGAATCTGCAATCGACTCATTAAATCCCGAAGATAAGCAGTGGCTTGATCGTCGTTTCATGGACTGTGGCTTTAATGGCTATGAAGAAATTGCAGCCATTCTTGCTGAACGTGGCTATAACATTGGTAAATCTAGCATCCACAGATACGGCCAAAAATTAGAACAAAAACTTTCAGCAATTACGGCCAGCACTCAGGCAGCTTTATTATTTAAAGATGCCATCAAAGATGACGGTGAGGCCCTAAACTCTGCCATGCTTTCAATGGTTCAATCTGGCTATTTCGAGTGTTTTATTTCTTTACAAGAATTGAATGACGAAATGCCACCTGAAGAACGTCTAAAGTTGTTATCAAAAGTTAGTAAAGGCGTTGCGGAAATTTCAAAAGCTTCTGTAAATCAGAAAAAATGGGAGCTGGAAGTTAGAGACAAAGTCGAAGCTGCTGCTAAAGCTGTTGAAAATATCGTTAAAAAAGGCGGCTTATCTCAAGAGTCAGCGGATGAGATTCGTTCAAAAATTTTGGGGATCACTAAAAAATGACAATGAACCCTACTCCTTTAGCTGATTTATTGCCTGATTTTAGCCGCGCTCCTGCGGTCTTATTGCCGTATCAGCAGGATTGGGTTGCGGATGAGAGTCCGTTAAAAGTAGCTGAAAAATCTCGTCGTATCGGCCTTACATGGGCCGAGGCCGCAGACGTGGCCTTAATCGCCTCAACCTCTCCCGAAGCTGGGGGGCAGAATATCTATTATGTTGGCTACAACAAAGATATGACTGTGGAATTTATCCAGGCGTGCGCTATGTGGGCAAGAGCCTACGACTTAGCCGCTGCTGAGATTGAGGACGGTATTTGGGAGGATGGGGATAAACAGATTCAAACGTTTATTATCCGTTTCCCTAAATCTAATCTGCGTATTGAGGCGCTTACAAGCCGCCCTTCGAACTTACGTGGCCGTCAAGGCATCTTGGTCATAGATGAGGCTGCCTTCCATGATGATTTAGATGAATTGATTAAGGCCGCAATGGCGTTCTTAATTTGGGGCGGTAAAGTTAGAATTATTAGTACCCATGATGGCGAAGATAATCCTTTTAATACGTTGATCCAAGAGATTAGGGCGGGTAAACGTAAAGGCACAGTACACCGAACAACATTTAGTGAAGCCGTTCAACAAGGCCTTTATAAGCGAGTTTGTTTACGGAAAAACATTGAATATGATCCTGACGTCGAGAAAGAATGGGTTGATGAAATTTATGCTTTCTATGGTGATGGGGCAAATGAGGAATTAGACGTTATTCCTAGTCGTGGCGGTGGCAAATGGTTAAGCCAATCACTACTAGACAATAGGAAAGACGCGTCCATTCCAGTTATTAGATTCTATCCGCCTGAAGGATGGGACAACTTTGACCAGATTAAAGAAGATACTCGTAACACGGAAGTAAAAGAGTTCTTTAATGAACATCTAAAGCCGCTTCTTGAAAAAATTGATCCAACAAGCAAAAACTTTTATGGGCTGGATTTCGCACGTAAAAAAAATGCCTGCTCAATGTGGATTTTGACCGAGGATAAGAACTCAAGAAAGTCATGTCCTTTTGTTTTTGAAATGTTTAAAACGCCATACAAACAACAGGAAGAATTTTTAAAACTCATCGTTAAGATGCTCCCCCATTTTTGTAAAGGCGCGCACGATGCTGGAGGTAATGGCGGCTATTTAGCGGAAGCCATGCAAGTAATTTACAGTGACCGCATTGAGGCCATTTCATTAACTGAAAGTTGGTATAGGCTCAATACGCCTCATTTCAAGGCTTCGCTTGAAGATGGGGACATTATCAATATGCCAGCAGATCAAGATATTCTCGAAGATCACCGCGCTTTCGTAATGATCAATGGTGTCGCCCGCATCCCAGCTACAGGATCGAATAGCAATAATAAAGATCGTCACGGTGATAGTGGAATCGCTCATTTACTTGCTGACTATGCAACTTGCCACCCTGAAGCACCAATCGAGTTCAAGGCAATTCCAACTGCTGAAGAACTTGAAACAATGGATGATGATGACTTTTGGGACTTGGGCGAAGGACTTTGGTCACAGATTATATTTGTGGAAATAATTCCATTTTTACTTTTTATCTTTGGATTTAAGCTGTTTAGAACGGGGTGACTATATTTGCTGACACAAATATAGCCTCCCTTGACAATCTAGGTGTCTCAAGCGCAGCCCCGTTGCTCTGTACAAAGCAACGTTAGGCTATCAAAAATTCTAACGCTTTTGCACAAGGTTCTAACATGCAGCTTATTAATTGCCGATCATGTGGTCGGCTTTTAGCCAAAGGGACTTATATTTCTTTAGAAATTAAATGTTCACGTTGTAAATCAATCAATTCTTTGAGCGTCCAGAACGCCCCGCTAGATTGCCTAGAGCAACTTTCGGAGTGTCATAATGACAAGCCTAAACCCAAAAGCCCCCGCTAAAAATGGCTATAAATATAAGCCTCAGTGGGGCGTTTTAATTCATTGCAAAGATGAAAAACATCAACAAGCCATCTATGAAAAAAATAAGTCTAAAGGACTTAAATGTAAGGTGCTGTCTTTATGAAAATAGATATTCATCATTCATGCAAAGATTTTGAAAGCTATCGTGCAGCGCGTGTAAAGAGCTTGTTTAATGTCGAATCTGGCGCTGACGTTTCTATTCAAGCCGACTTACCTATCGAGGACACAGGCTGGAAAATAGGTGTGATCGTCGGGGCAAGTGGTACTGGTAAAACCAGTATTGCAAAACGCATTTGGGAGAATGTAAATATCTATTCTCCAGATTGGTCAATTGATAAGGCAATCATTGATGACATTACACCAGATCAACCATTTGAAAGTGTGCCTGCTGCCCTATCCGCTGTGGGCTTAGGTACTGTCCCCGCCTGGTTGCGCCCTTATCATGTTTTAAGCAACGGTGAGCAATTCAGAGCTAACCTTGCCCGCGCTGTATGTGAAGCACCTGAACGGTTAATTATTGATGAGTTTTCATCCGTAGTGGATCGCCAGATCGCTTGTATAGGTGCTGGAGCATTTGCTAAAGCTTGGAAGCGAACCAACGGCCAAGCCGTGCTTGCTACATGCCATTATGATGTGCTTGATTGGCTAGAACCAGATTGGGTATTTGATACCAATACGGGCCAATTTTACGGGAGGTCGGAAAGGCGAAGACCTCATTTCAAAATGGAAATCTTCCAAACAAACTGGAAATATTGGCCTTTTTTTGAAAAGCATCATTATTTGAAAATGCCTCACATGATAGCTGCAACAAACTATGTCGCTGCTGTAAATGGAGAGCTGGTAGCTCATTTGGCTGTATCTACAAGACCAGGACTTATCGAGGCCCGATCTTGCAGATTAGTTGTTTTACCTGAATGGCAAGGTGCTGGTGTCGGTATGAGATTTTTAAATGCAGTTTCGGAAATGTGGCTGCAAGGTGAAAATCGTTATGAGAAACCCATGCGCACAATATTTCATACTTCCCATCCTGGCCTAGCATCCGCATTGCGTCGAGACCCAAAATGGACACAAATTAGTGGCCGCTTGATTGGTGACACCGCATCCAAAGCACTAAACGGTAACGCTAAATATGGTGGACATTGGCGGGCCGTACAGGGCTTTAGATTTTTGGGGAGCAATTACCATGATTAAAGTAATGGTTGTAGGCCAGAAATGGTTAGCCGAGCAAATACTTTTGCTCTGTATGGATGAAAGTTATGAAGTGGCGGCGGTAGCTCCCCCCTCTCATGATGACCGTTTAGCTAAGACCGCAAAAGGCTTTGATATTCCCGTTAGAATCGCGCCTAAGCGATTAGATGCTAAGGACGTGCCTGATGATATTGATTTAATTCTTTGCGCTCATACGCATTGTTATATCGCCGCTGAAGCAAGACAGAAATGTAAACTCGGCGCAATAGGTTTTCATCCAAGCTTGTTGCCAAGCTATAAAGGAAAAAATGCGATTCAAGATGCCATCAATGCGGGTGAAAATGAAACAGGAGGAAGTATATTTTTACTTGATGACGGCTGGGATACGGGACAAGTCTTATTTCAGCAAACTTGTATGATTGGCTCTCAAGATACAGCCCAAAGTTTATGGATAAATAAACTTGCTCCAATGGCCCTAAATATGTTTCGGGAGCTATTAATTAACCTGCAAGTTAAGGAAGCACTTCCAATGTAATTTAGTACCCTATCTATTCACCATTAAGCATGATTCGAATTGTGCTTAATGGTTTAGGTTATGGGAAAAAAAGACAAGAAAAAAACGAGTTCTAACGAAGCGTTAGAAACGCGTCAAACCTCTGATATAGGCTGGTTTTCTACTCAATTTCAGGAACACCCCGTTCGTGGGCTGACACCTCAAAAACTACACCAGTTATTAACGAATGCCGAAAGCGGTGATTTAAGTGCTCAGGCTGATTTATTCTGTGACATGGTTGAACGGGATGCTCACTTATATTCAGAATATTCAAAGCGTAAACGCGCGGTTACTTGTTTAAATTGGGGCGTAAGAACTAGAAGAAATGCAACCCCTGAAGACGAAAAAATTGCAGCAAATCTAGCTGATTATTTTGATGATTTTGAAGGCTTTGAACAAGTTTTACATTCTGCTTTAGATGCCATCGGACACGGCTATTCTGCTCAAGAAATAACATGGGAGAATCAGGACGGAATATGGCTGCCTAAATCTTTCGAATTTAAACTCCCGCGAATGTTCACAACAACTGCCGATAATCCTAATGAATTAAAACTTGCAACAACTGGCGGGGCTGAAACACTTTGGGCTTTTGGATGGTTCGTTCATAAGGCTCAGGCAAACAACGGCTATCTTGCTCGAACAGGACTGCACCGTATTTTAGCCTGGCCTTTCTTATTTAAGAATTATTCTGTTAAAGACTTAATGGAGTTTCTAGAGATTTACGGCCTGCCTATGCGAATAGGTAAATATGCTGTTGGAGCAACTGAAGAAGAAAAGACAACTTTACTAAGAGCGGTCATGACTCTTGGTAGAAATGCTGGAGGGATTGTTCCACAGGGCATGGACATCACTTTTGAGGAAGCGGCCAAAGGTACGGCTGACCCTCACATGGCAATGATCAAATGGTGTGAGCTGTCGCAGTCAAAGGCGATTCTTGGAAGTACGCTTACCAGCCAAGCTGATGGAAAGTCCAGCACAAACGCTTTAGGGAAAATTCATAATGAAGTTCGTTGGGAATTAACCGAGTCTGACGCTTTACAACTTGCGCGATCAATAAATGATTCAATCATCACTTATATCATGCAGATCAATTATCCAGACATACCGCCTCATCGTTACCCACAATTCTATTTTGACCTTACTCAAAACGAAGATTTATTAGTTTATGCGGAAGCCTTGCCTAAACTTGTTGATATTAATTTGGAAATTCCAATTGATTGGGTACATCAAAAATTAGGCATACCAAAGCCAGAAAATGAAAAAACAAAAATTCTAAAACGCTCTCCTGCTGTTAATTTGGCTGCAAATAGTTATCAGCCTTTTATGCAATTTGCTGGCTCGTCAGTGGTAAAGGATCAACCACAATTGCCGTTAGAAGAACAAGCTTTACTTAGTCTGCTTAATGAACAATCAGAACAAAGCCAGGAAGTCGCAGAAAAATGGCTAAGCGGGTTAATGGCAAATCTTTTAAAAGGTGAAACGCCTGAAGAAGCTTTAGAACTACTGGCAAATGCTTACCCTAATGAAGATGAGCCAGCACTCCAGGAAAGACTTTCAAAGCTGATTTTTGCTGCTGAAATATTCGGCAGATTAAGTATTGATGCGGAGGATAGTTGATGCCCACCCCTCAGAAACCTGAACTAAACGCATTGTTTAATTTGCCTCCAGCAGATGCTATCGACTATTTGAAAAAGAAAGGTTTTAAGCTTGGGTGGGATTGGCACGAGACTTTAGATAACGCCCATAGTCGAGCTTTTACAGTTGCAAAGATTGCAAAAATAGACCTTTTACAAGACATTCGAAAATCATTAATTACGGCATTGGAAACTGGTCAAAGTTTTGATAAATGGAAAGATCAGCTTGAGCCTACATTAAAAGAAAAAGGATGGTGGGGCCGTAAAACTGTAATTAACCCCGAAGGCCGTGAACAAGAAGTTCAACTAGGTAGCGTTAGAAGATTGCGTACTATTTACGATACCAATATGCAAAGTGCATTTGCTGCTGGAAGATATAAAGCCATGATCTTGGGGGCTGAACGCCGCCCATATTGGGAATGGAGACATATATCTGTTAAGAACCCTAGACTAGATCATAAGGCTTTAGATGGGCTATTACTTAGATACGATGACCCTTTTTGGAGTGTAGCTTATCCACCGTGTAAGTTCGGCTGTAAGTGTCGTGTTACTGCCCGATCCGCTCGTGAAGTAGAAGGAAAGGAAATTTTAAGCTCTGAGGGCCACCAATCAGAGGTTACGGAAATCATCGGTAAAGACCGCAATACTGGCGCTGATATTGTTGCAAAACGGACGCAATTTAATATACCGACAAAAGATGGAGAGTTATCATTTTCCCCAGCGCCAGGCTTTAACGGTTCTCCAGCTACTAGCCATCTAATAGATAAAGTTTTATCTGATCGGGCAATCAAGTATTTAGGTAATGAGCAAGGCTTAAATTTGATTGAAGAAATCGTCACTGCTCCCAATCGCTTAAAGGGACATGAAGCTTTTATTAATAACGCCTTGAGCTTTGGTAAAACGCAGAAACAAACAAGTACAGTGGGCGTAATCAAAAGCAGTGAAGTGGATTTTTTAAAGTCTAAAAATGTGACTGTAGAAAGTCCCATCATGATTATTAGTGATCACCTATTAGTGGGCCAGAAAGCGAATAGACATGGTTCGGCTGGTAATGCGCCAACAATACAAGAATGGTTAACGTTACCTCAGCACTTAAAGAAACCAGATCAAGTGGTGTGGGACGTTAGTAATGAAAGTGTCTTGTTCCTGCTTCCTGTTTTGAATGAGAACCAAACAGAGTATTCAGACGAGTTTTTGAAACTTTCAGTACGTTCAAAAAATGGAGTAATGGAGATTGTTAGTATTTTTAAAGTTCAGAAAAAAGCGATCAAAGATGGACTTAAAGCAAAATTTTATGAGGTTATCAGATAGGAAAGAATGGCGGATGACTTGCACATCATAATGCTGAACAGTGATGAACTGAACCGCAACCTTTCTATTAGGAAACTACCATTCTTCTATGAGTATAAATTATGAACAGTGTAAATTTCAACAATAGTGAATTAACACGTATGTTTAATGCTGCTGCTGACAAGCTCGATGATCCAACTGAATTGGGCCACGCTATAGCAAACAGCTTTTTAACGATTGTTGAGGATAATTTTGATTCTGAAGGACGTCCAGCCTGGCACAGCTTATCGCCCGTTACACTGGCAAGAAGAAAGCCAGGTAAAAAACTATTTCAATCGGGTTCATTGCGCCGCAGTGTAAGCACCAACGTAACGAGAGATAGTGTTGTGATTGGTACTAATGACCCCAAAGCGCCTACTCATCAATATGGCGCTAAAAAAGGTCAATACGGAAGAACTAAGCGAAATGCCCCAATTCCCTGGGGGAATATTCCAGCCCGACCATTCCTTCCAATGAATGAAAATAATGATCTACAACCAGAGGCGGAAGAAGCAATTTTTGATGATGTAAGTTATTTCTACGGAAAGTTATTCTGAAGGTGCACGTAAAAATACGTTAGATAGCCGTTAGATTCTTTTATTTTTGATACTTGGGAGCTGTGATAATGAATCATAGCTTTTCACCAATCCCCCCTCTTAAAACGCCTTAAAACTTAAAAATTAAAACCTAAAAATTAGGAAGCTTTTCCAGTCTTTTTTATCAGCTCATTTTTCCATACTGAAGTCTCTGAAATTTCATACTTCAAATTATGAATAAGACTTTACTTGCAGCGACATGTTCATTCGAATTACCAGATTTTCAGGATTACTTAGTTTTAATCCCTGAAGGCATCTTTCGAAGTGAAATTGACGGACGCCCTTATGATGCACCTCACTGGATTCTGACTCCAGAACGAGGCCATTTAATTGCGGCAGCTCTCAATCAGCGTGAAATAGATACTGTAATTGATTATGAACATGCCACTTTAAAGTCTAAAAATAATGGAGAGGCCGCCCCAGCCGCAGGCTGGTTATTAGCTGGCGGATTTATTTATAAAGAAGGAGTCGGATTATGTAGCTCTAAATTTGACTGGCTAGAAAAAGCAAAAGCTCATATCGAGGCCAAAGAATATAAATATCTATCACCCGTATTTTTATATAACAGTGCTGGTGAAATCATCACCCTCATTAATCTTGCTTTAACAAACACTCCTGCAATTGAAAATCTGCAAGCAAAAATTGCTGCCGCAGCTCAGGAGTTTTTTGCTCAAAATTTACAGGATTCCACAATGGATGAGTTATTAGAACATTTGCGCTGGATGCTTAATTTGCCTTTGGCCGCAACTCCAGAAGAAATCAAAGCTGAGTTGTCAAAGCTTCAGCAACAAATTACTGAAAAAACGGGTGTGGCTGTTGCAGCTAATAGCCAAAACCTTTTTGACGCTGTAGCCGCTATTGACCAACTTAAAGTTGCCGCTAATAGCCAATCAATAGACATGACTAAGTTTGTGCCAATGGATGTATATCTTGAGGCTAAAAATGAAGTTACCCAGGTGGCACAAAAAGCCCAAGCAAAAGAACTCGATGATCTGATTCTGGCCGCTTGCTCAGATGGCCGCTTAACAGGGACTAAAACAATTGACTGGATTAAAAAACAAGCTGTTGAAAATCCAGAATTTGCAAAGGCCCATATTGAGGGCTTGCCCAAAATGGCTGCTTTAACTCAGCAGCAAACAAAAATCAGCCCAACCACCCCACCTTCAACGGACTCGTCTGACCCATTGCAAGAAGAAGTTTTAAGTGCATTAGGCGTTAGTAAAGCAGACGTTGCCAAGTACGGAGCTTAAACATGACCGCTACTAATGAGCCAATCAATACCGATTACCGTGATGGAATTTTAATTCCAGTCGCCCTGGCAGCATCTACAGTCGTTCTTATGGGTACGTTTGCTGTCGTCAATGCTGAAGGTTACGGGTTAGCGTCTTCCGCAGTCGGTGGACTAGATCAAGTATGTGTTGGTGTCTGGGACGCTGATGCAGAGAATACTGGTGGAAATGGTGAGGCCGTTGGCCTTGTTCGCCGCAATAAGCAATTCCTTTTTGCCAACTCAGCCGCAGACCCAGTTACTCAGGCTGTTTTAGGAACGCAAATCTATATCGAAGATAACCAAACCGTCGCAAAAACTGATGGCGCTGGTACTCGTTCGGTTGCTGGGCGTTTTATGGGTTTTGATGAAAATAACAATGTTTGGGTGGAGATCCATTAATGAAATTTACAGCAGAGAATGCAAAACAGGTTTTGGCTCATTTATTCACGGGCATTAAATCTACTTTTAACAAGTCTTTGAATGAGACAGAAGCAACTTGGCAATTGATTGCCACTGAAGTTCCTTCTACTGGATCGGCAGAAAATTATGCCTGGTTAGGCAAGTTTCCAAAACTGAAAGAATGGATCGGTGAAAAGACAATTAAACGTCTGGAAGGACACGGGTACACAATCAAGAACCGAAGCTTTGAATCTACAGTTGCGATTCATAAGCATGAAATTGATGACGGTGAATTAGTAGGTGTCTCGACAATTTTTGCCTCAATGGGTGAAGAAGCAAAACAGTTTCCACAAGACTTGGTTTTTGAAGCTTTAACAACTGGCTTTAAAAATAAATGTTATGACGGCAAACCGTTCTACGCTACCGACCACCCTTATGGTGAAAAAGGTAAACAATCTTTTTCTAATAAATTAACGAAAAAATTGTCATACGCAAGTTTAGCCGACGCAGAGGCAAGCTTTGGCGCTGCCGTTGAGTTGATGACTGGCCTTAAAGATGAAAATGGTCGTAGCCTCAAAATTAAGCCTACGTTATTGGTTGTCCCGCCTACGTTAGAAACAACGGCTACAGCCCTTATGACTGTTTCAAAATTCGCAGATGGTACAGAAAACATCTACAAGGGCAAAGTCGAAGTCCTGGTCGATGCTGGCCTTGAAACAGATACCGAATGGCATTTATTGGCTACCAAGAAAGTGATTAAACCGATCATTTTCCAAAACCGTAAAAAGCCTGAGCTTGTTTCAAAAACAAGCTTGGAGTCTGACGACGTGTTTAATCGTGGCGAATATGCTTTTGGTGTTGAAGCTCGCGGCGCGGCTGGTTACGGCTTGCCACAGTTAGCAGTTGGATCAACTGGTACTACCTGATTGTAAGGGGATTAGGAATGGCTTATGTAACTCTTGAATTAATGATTGAAACGTTCGGTGAAAAAGAGCTAATCAGGCTTACTGACACTGAAAGACCTTATACCCAAGCAATCGTAATGCCCAAGCTTATGCGCGCGATTAATGCCGCAAATAGTGAGATTGACGGATATATGACTCGTTACCCTCAACCGTTAAAAGTCATTCCTCCTTCCCTTCAAATGACTGGCTGTGACTTAGCGCGTTACCACGCCTGTATTGGTAACGCAGTTATGAGCGAAGAAATTGAGAAGCGTTATGACAAAGGCGTTAAAAATTTAGAAAAACTTTCTAAAGGTTTAACAAGTCTAGGCGGTTCTCCAGCGGGTGAAAGTAAACCATTACCAAGCTCAAAAAATAGCGTGGTACTCAATGTGGGTAGACGCGATTTTGGAGGGAATAGCTGGTGAGTTCTGAACTTGATCTTGCAGTTATTGAACAAGCAATGAAAGACCTTATGGCCGAGCAAGTTAAGTCGGGCAAGTGGGACTGGTTATCTGAAGGCGCGATAGTTAGCTATGGCGGTGAATTTAATGATGACTTTGAGGAAGTCGTTAGATTATTTCCCGCTATTTGGGTGACGTTTAAAGGCAGCGGTAAACCCAAAAAGACTGGCTTTAACCAGACAGAATATCCAATCACTTTTGTTGTTCTAGTTGGCTCGCATTCCACAAAAAATGAAGAAGCCCAACGGCATGGTGACGCCGATAATATCGGCACTTATCAAATGCTGGCGAATGTTCAAAAACTGCTTATTGGTAACGATCTATCAAGTGAAGGTATTGAAGGACTTGCTCATTTTGAGCTTGGCCCAACCAAAACCATTTTTAACGCAAAAACTCAAGGATTAGCAGCCAGCGTTCTTGCTCAAGAATTTCATACTGAATACACAATCATTGCTTCAGATCGTGACCGCGAAGAAGAAGCAACCGAAGCTGAATTGCGTGTTGTTAATGTCGATTACTACTTTGCGCCGAATGACGGGATTAGTGACGAACAAGACACCGTGAATTTAAAGGAAAAATAAGCCATGACAATTCCTCAAATTAAAACGCCAGGGAATTATTTCGAAGTAAATACAAATACCCAGCGAACAGGTTTACCAGCAAATAACCATAAAGTGTTATTTATTACCAATGATATTCAGTCGCCCCCACTACTTGAACCTGATCAAGTAATGCCCACTCAATTGGGGGGCGGTAATTTAATGCCTGTAGATATTTATGACAAGGCTCAAGCTGATCGTATTTTTGGTAATGGGCCTGAAGCTCCACCAAGTGAAGCAGCACGCATGATTACAGCCGCAATTAAGACGAATAATCTTGTGCGAGTGCAATGCCTGGGAAAGCGACTACAGGTGTCGTAATAAGCTGTTCTGGCGCAACTAATTCTTTCAAGTTTGCAATGGCCGTTAGACAAAATACATCGCCTGCCCCCGACGCTCTAGTAACTATTGTTGACGGAGTGGAGCTGCCATTTGATACGCCACCATTGGACTGGAGTGCTTCAAGAATATTGGAGGAAAATTATCCCTATGAAGTGCCTGAAGGCTTCACTGTAGGTTCGGGAGTCTCACAAATCATCAACTTGGATAATATACCTCATCGCTTTGAGGTCAGATCAAGAAGTGATGATTTGCTGGTTTTTCTTTATGACAACCCGACAGCAATTAAATTGGATAATGCAAACAAACACGTTGGCGCGTGTATGGCTCCAGGCTTATCAACAAACATTAATTTTACAATTGATGATAATGGGTTATTTCCTGCTGATGGTATCTATTCTGGCACTCTTTCACCGCCTGTTCTCAATGCCGATATTTATTTCAAAATTGAGAAATACACATTAGACGGGATTTTTGCTGGAGTTATAGCCACTAATAGCCGCGATGAGGGTATCTATCTTAGCGAAGATGGTTCGCATTGGTATGCAAATTTAAACAATCCTAACGGCTGGATGCCACGACCAGACGCCAGTAGTTTTCAAGATGATGCTAAATATGTAATCGCCATAAACGGGAACCGCGCTCAACGTGAATATATCGTTGATTCATCTTTAAATTGTGAACCTACAATACTTGAAATTCCAGCTTTAACGATTCCAGAAGTCGGCAAGAAGTATACATATTCATATCGAGTTAATGGAGGCAACGTAATCACACTTGAAGAAACTGCTGGAGGTGCGCCTTCGCAAACAGTCTTCACAAACATTCTCGCTTATTACGGATTCTTTAGTGACTTAGTAACCAGCGATACAGGGCCAAGAGCTTTTAGAGCTAAATATGGTGAACCAGTCAAAGGCGGTTCACGTACTGACCCGAATTTTATCCAGGCTCAATCAAACACGATTGAATTTTTATTAACTGAAGGCGCAGAACACGACCTGATTAAAACCATTTTTGGTCAAGCGGTAACAATCCATTCTTGTGCGATTGTAGATTGGAAATAAAAAGGAATAGAGATGAGTACCATTCAAGAAGTAATTGCTCCACTCGGTCATACTATCATTGCGTTATCTTCCCCTCCTAATGATGAGGTAGGAGACAATACTATCCGTGCATGGATTGACCATATTAATTCTGTCGGAAACCCAATTAACCAAAAGCCTGTTATTTTGGTGATTCCCTTTTCTGATGTAGAAGAAGCGGAAAATTATGCAGCTCAAGTTGATGTTGAAACATCATATCGCGTGCTTTGTGTTTGCTATCATGGGGCGTATGGTTATGAACCAGAACTGGCAGCGGCAATGGCAGCGGCATTAGCAGATTCGAATGATCCTGCTGTCCCTTTTAATGGCGTTAATCTAGGCGGCATTCCCGCTGTTGAGGATCAATATCGACTTACTTTTGAGCGTATTGAAGCAGCTTTAAACAATGGCATTTGTATGATTGATACTGGCGCAGATGGTGTACCTGAAATCTTGCGAGCCATTTCAACTTATCGTGTTAATCCTGATACTGGAATTGAAGATGATTTAATGCTTGATATTAATGGAGCTTTAATTGTCGACTATACACGCAAAGTAATTCGTACTGACCTTTCAAAAGAGCGCCGACGTAAAAATACGGCTGCCCAGCGTCGAAATGTACGCTCAATTGTTCTAAAGCGTTTAATTCAGTTGGAAGATGCTGAAATATTACAAAATGTTAGAGCAAATGCAGACCAACTTACGGTAACTGAAGACCCTAATGATCGTTACCGAGCCAATGTTTCGATTCCTACTGATTGGGTGCGAGGTATGCACGTTATTGGTACAACTTTAAATATTTATTAACTCGTTAGAGTTATCAAAAAGGACTGCTTAGGCAGTCTTTTTTTATGGAAGTATTTCCACCTGTATTAACTGACCTATTCAAGAAAAATAGTCCTATCAATACTAGAGGTTAAAAAAATGGCTAAGAAGGCTGTTGGTTTAATTGTGATGAGTGTCGATGGCGAAGATTATGCTTGTTCAGACTTCGGATCGACTAAGGCTACAGGTAAAAAACCTGTACCAACAATGAACCGCACGGGAAAAATTCAGCATACCGCTTCAGGAATACAAACCTACCAGTTGCGTGTTTCTGTTGTGATCCCTGTAGGAAAGGACACCGTAGATTGGCAGAACATTGAAGATGCCCGTATCTCTGTCGAATCACCTGATGGCGGTTTCCGAGAGACTTACATTGATTGTTCTACAGTCGATGTATCGGATAGTTATAACGTTAATGGTGAAACAAGACGTGATTTAAACATGTTCTGTTTAGACTATTTAGATGAAACATTCTGAGGTTAATATGCAATTAGGCGTAACTGATTTTTTACCTGTGGCCCTAACTATTTTAGTAGAAGGTAAACCTTTAAGCTCTAATAAAGTTGAGCTTATTGACATTAATGCGACAGACCTTTTAAAAGCGCGTTCGGCTTCAGTTGGCGGGCAATTTTTACATTTAATTGATCTTTCTGCGAAAACTAAATTGATTGATGCGGATGGGAATAAACATAATATTCCTTACGAGGTTATCGCCAACGCCTCCAGTACAGTTCTCAATCAACTGGAAAGCATGGAAGGCGAGCTACTTGCAAAGCTGAAAGCCGAGAGTATAGAGACGTAATTAATACTATTAACTTATTACAAAGTTGCGGTATGGATATTCTAACTGCTCAAAAAATGCCAATGCTTCATGCATTGGCTTTTTTATCAGAACGAATGAATCTACAAAATATGCTCAATAGCGGGCGGCAAGACAATACCCGTGAAGACCCTAGTGCGGAATATGAAGCATTTCAAAAGCATTATAGTTCAGAAGCAAGACTACCCAAAGAAGGCGGTGAAGAATGAGTAATTATAACGTTTCACTCACTTTGCAGTTGAAAGGCAATGGCGGACAAGAATTAAAAAAAATCTCTGATGAACAAGTTAGAGCCGCAAATAATATTAATGCTCAGTGGATGCAAATTGGCTCTGCTCAGGCTAGATTTGTTAATACGGCAAGAACTGGTACACAAGTTACCCTTAATACAGTAAAGGTGAGTGATCAACTATTAAGGACTCACAGAACCGTAGAGCAAGTTTTAGAGCAGCAGACTAAGCAGGCATCCATTCAAGCCAAACTGTTGGCACAGCAAAAATCTAACGCTGAACAAATGGCTGTATTTATGCGACGGGTAGAAAAAGCTTCTGAAGGAACATCCGTACATGCCACAAGGACTTCAAATACCTGGAAAGAAACCGCTACTGCTGTTCTGAGTATATACGGCACTATGCAGGCCATTAATGCCCTTAAATCAACTGTTACCTCGAACCTAGACTTTGAGCGTGATTTAGTTGAGATGAAGCAGAACGCGGGCATGTCAAAAGCCCAAGTTGAAGAAATTAGAAAGCTGGCTATTTCTGCGGCCCCTACTACGTTACAAAGCCCGCAGGACATTCTGATGGGTGCAAAGTCATTTGCCAGAGCTGGTGATAAATACTCGGATATTAAAGGCAATACTATTGAGGCAGCACGTGCCGCGACTGTATTTAGGGCAAGTCCAGAACAGATCGCAAATATGGATTTCGATTTACGGACAAAAATGAAAGTTCCTAACTCAGAAATCCCAGCCGTGAATAACATGCTTTATTATCATGGTAATGCAGGACGTTTTGAGGCTCCAAGTTTTGCCCAATTTGCCCCTGAGATGCTGGCAGCAATGAGTAATGTCGGTGTAAAAGGAAAAGGCGGTATTAACTTTACTGGTGCATTGACACAAGTCTTAATGAATAATGCGTCAGTAAACGAGCCAGGTAAAGTTAAGACTTTTATCGAACAAGGTTTAGGCCATATCACGACACCACACTATGTAAAAGGCTTGGCGAAATACGGTATTGATGTGCCGAAATATATGCCTAATGGTCAATTCTACGGTGAAGATGGTACGCAGGGCCTCCTTGATTTAACTGAGGCTATGAAAAAGAAAGGATTAACAAACCCTTTTAAGCTTGCAAAAGCGGGATTCGCAGACCAAGAGACACAAAAGTTTTGGCGCGCGATGATGCAATATTCTGACGAGATTAGAGCGGCAATGAAGAAAGGTGACTTAGCCGCTAAAAATGATCAGATCGGGATTGACCTTAAAGAAATGCAGGACACTAATTTCGGGAAGGTTAAAAAGGCTCAAATCACAACTGAACAATTAAAGCTTGGGGACGCTGGACAGGACGTTACTCAAACAGCAGCTAAGGGCGCACAATTCTTTTCAAACAATCCGATCACGACTGGCCTGCTAACTGCGACGGCTGGTGTCGGTGGATACTATTCTTATTTACAGTTTAAAAATACTATTCCTCAAATGATGGATGATATTAAAGCTGGTTCAATTTATAAGAATATGCCTGACACAGTAGTGCAGAAAACAGCTCTTGGCATCAATGAGCGTGTCCCAAACACTGCTAAAGTTGTTCCTGAAATGGCGGGCCTAAAAACGGCTGCGAAAATTGCTGGCCGTGTAGCGACGCCTTTGACGGTGGGTGTAGGCGCTTACGATGCATACGACGCTTATAAAGACCCTAATCTTACTCAGAAACAAAAAGACGTTAGATATGGTAAAGCGGCGGGCGGTACTGCTGGCGCGTTAGCAGGCGCTTGGGCGGGCGGTCAAGGTGGCGCTGCACTCGGCACAGCTATTTTCCCTGGTGTCGGTACAGCTTTAGGCGCATTACTCGGAGGGATTGGCGGAGGTATCGGGGGCTGGTGGATCGGTGATCAAGCAGGTGGAAAAATTACTGAGACAATAACCAGCTCAAATGAAAATCAAGTTGATGCAATTAAGAATCAAACCGATGTATTATCACGCAAACTAGATACTTTGATCAGCGCGACAAATAATAGACCTGCGGCTAGTTTCCCTGGTTTATCAATGCAATCATTATCAAATAGTGCAGTGACCGAAGAAAAAAGGCACGGTGCAATACCATATAAATTAGGATAATTTTAAAGGGGACGTTATGCGGATATGGTTAACAATGGTTATTACTTGGAGCTGGTACTGCTTTATTAATAAAGAATATGCAGCTAATTTAAGTAAACCACTTTTGGAGCAGTTGGATATTATTCCAACTAATCATTTCTTTGCCTGTGTAATTGTTTTCGCTTTAATCTATCCAGTAGTAAATATGGTTTTGGGTTTTGTCGATACTTATGCCAAGAAAAAAGAGCTTTCTAAGACTTAAATTAAAGGAAGTGTTTCCACATGAATTGGATCAAGTTTTGACAAAAAATAACCTCACTATCAGTGAGGTTTTTTTATGGGCTGGAAAGATGATCTGCAAGATGCAAGTTTTAGAGGGGTAAAGTTTGCATGTACTTTAACCAGTGATTCTGGTTCCAAAACTCTTGCTATAAAACAGGCCCCTTATACTAATAAAGCAAAAATTGAAGACATGGGAAATAACCCTGATCGTATTCAAATTGACGCTATTTTTGAGGGGGATAATTATAAAGTATTCCTTGAGGCTTTATTGGCCGCAATAAAAGCGACTGGCCCTGGTGAACTGATCCACCCTATCTACGGTTTAAAGAATGTCTACGTTGATAATCATTCTGTTAATCATGTTGCGGATGAAATCAATTTTTGTCGTGTGTCGCTATCTTTTGTGGAAGCTGAAAGCAAAGACCGTCCTTTGTTTATACCTGTTTCAACCACAGCAAAATTAGACTCTAAAAAAATTATAGATTCGCCTTTGAAGACGTTAGAAAAAGAATTAGATAATTTAAAAAGAACGAATCCTAATAACTTTTTTACTGTCGTTAATAATATTAGGAAAGGTATAAATACTGCCCGTCAATATGTCGGTTTAGTAAAAAAGACTGTTAATAACCTTTTATCTCCATCCGAATTAATTACTGGCCTAGTGGATGATGTAACTAGGTTAGTAACTTTTGATACCAGCATTTCAGCTATTACAAAATGGAAGGATTTATTTAAGCGCATACAACGTTTTGAGAAGCTTTTCACAGGTGATGATTCCCCTGCCGAATTAAAGCACGTATGGCGCGCTGTTAGAGTTGCTAGTGTTGTTGGAGTAACCCAACAAGCCATTGAAACTTTGAAAAAAGAAATGGCTGATAACGACGATTTAAGCTTTACACCGATTGATCTAAATATTATCCGACAACAAAACCGATCTGTTCTACAACAGGCAATTAATGCTGAAAGAGAACAGTCGATAACAGATTTAGAGTTTGAATCAATCGCTCAAATTCAAATCTATAAAAATATTGCAGATCAAGTGCATTTGCAGATTCAAGAATTAATCGAAGTACGCCCGCCCTTGATAAAAACAACTGTCCGTGTGCCTTGCACAATGCATTTTTTAGCGCATTTTCTGTACGGTGATTTTGAACGCGCTGACGAAATACAACGCTTAAATCCTGACTTGCAACTTCCTTGCTTATTACAAACAGGTATGGAGCTTAATGTCTATGCACGATAACTCAGGAAAAGAAATCCGACTTCTTATCGGCGGTTATGAGATTAATGATTGGGACAATGCCTCAACAGATAGCCAGATTGAAACGCCTGCTGAAGACTGGAGTTTAACTCTATTTAGGAAAGAACCTAACGCCCTTCCGAAATCTATTCACGGGGGGATCGCAATTCAGCTTCTTTATGGGGATGAAATTATTCTAACGTCTGTTGCAGACAAGGTTTCTGAATCAATAACTCGTAATGGCTACAGCCTAACAATTTCTGGCCGTGATCTAGCAGGCCAGCTTATCGACTGCTCTGTTCCTATATTCAACGGTAAGCAACTAACCTTAGAAGAACTATTAAGCCGTTATATTCTCGCTGGCGACCTCAGTTCATTAATTCATGACATAAAAATTCAAAATGACAAATGGTTAAAAAATAAAGTATCTGTTGAGCCAGGCGAATCTATTTGGGACGCTGTTGCAAAAGCCGCCCAAGTTACGGGACAGCATGTTTGGCTTGATGAGGTAGGTACATTAAATATTGGTGATCCTTTTGCTAAACCTTATCAAGTCAAAGAAGCTTTACGCTTAATGTGGCCGTTAGATAATTTTAATAATGTATTAGAACTTCATTACGACAATGATGTTTCAGGTGTCTTTACCGACATTCATTTAATGGGGCAAGATGCTGATGCAAATAGCATCGTTTCAAAGGTAACCTCACCTACGCAGTACACTCATAAAAGACTCAAGATCATCACACTAAATGATATTGAGACCAAGTCAGAGGCAGATGCTACTTTAGAAAAAATAAAAAGAGACAACGATTTAGAAGCATTTAATCTCACAGCACTTGTGGACGGATGGACTATTGACGGTAAGGCTTGGAAAACGGGCTGGTTCGTAGACGTAGAAACAAATGCTCTTTCTAACGCCACTGCAAAATGGGCTGTTTTAGGACGTACTTTTAATCTCTCCAGAACTGACGGTAAAACAACAAGACTGACTTTAAAACGCCAGGGCGATTGGGCACAGCCTTTAATTTACAAAGAGCCGCAACCGAAAAAAAAGAAAAAAAACAAGAAAAAAACTGAGGAGACTGCTGAATGATTAGCGCTATCAAATCTCAAGTCCATAAAGCCATTAAACAGATTCGTTTACCTCTAAACGGACTGATTGCTCGCGGCGGCTCTAAAACTTTACAGGTTAAAGGTCACGAAGGCGAAGTACTCCAAGATATTGAGTTAATTCAGCAGATTGGATTCAACTCTTATATCCCTGATGGCGCAAAAGTCGTTGTTATACCTCTTCAGGGAAAGACCTCTAAATCCATTGTTATAGGCACTGCTGGCGGCACTGTAGTTGTCAATGTTGGAGAGGGAGAAACTTGCGTTTATGACCAGTTCGGACATCACGTATTGCTCAGGAAAAACGGCATACAAATGAAAGGTGACGTTGAAATCATCGGCGGCGGTTTAACCGTTGAAAAAGGCATTCAATCACAAGGTGATGTATCAGACAAAACAGGCTCAATGCAGCAGATGAGAGTCACTTATAACATCCACCTACATGGCAACAGTCCTCTACCTTCTAAATTAATGGAGTAATAAATATGGGAACTATAAATTTAGAAACTAAAGATTACGTCCTAATCAGTTTAGACGCAGCTTTTAATGACGATATTGTCCAAAGCGTTTGTTTAAGGTTAGGCGTACACCGAGGCAAATATTGGGCTGACCCTAACTTGGGAAGCCGCCTTTATCTTCTCAAAAGATCGAAAGATGTACCGAGAATGATTCAACTGACTCAACAGTATGCGGAAGAAGCTTTAGAAGACTTAGTACCTGGTCGCCTGCAATCTTTAACAGTGAAGGCCAGCCAATCCACCAAACAAGGGATTGATTTAGCTATTGATATTGTGCGCTTAACAGGCGAAGCGCAATCAATTCCATATTTCGTATCTTTAGGCGGTTAAAATGGCTTATTCAATTAGAACTTATAACCAGATTAAAAACTTAATTACTCAGGAAATCCGTAATAGAACTGGTTTAACTGTTAAAGATGATTCTGATGCGGGTATTCGCGCTGACGGAACGGCTTCCGTTGTAGAAGGACTTTATCATCATCAAATTTACATCCAAAGACAGCTTTTTATTGCCACAGCGGATGAACCATTTTTATATATTCATGCAGAAGAATTAGGACTCCCGCGTTCTGGAGGTGATCAGGCTTCAGGTACGGGCCTAGCAAAGTCAAATATAGACTTAGTAATCCCCGCAGGCAGCAAGCTAACGAATGGCAGATCATATTATTGGACTGTCGTTTCAGACGTAGAGTTACAGGCCAATATTCCTAAATCAATTGATGTGATTGCAGATCAAGTCGGTGCAAGCTGGAACGCTTCAGGTTCACTTACGTGGGTAAGCCCTCAAGCTGGACTTGAAGGGAATATTACTGAGGTATCTATTGGCGGGGGTACTGATGGCGAAGAACTTGAGGATTGGCGCACAAGATTATCTGAAAGAAAGCAATTGGGTATCTCACGTGACCGTAAAGCCGATTTAATCAAACTGCTTGAAGACATTGAAGGCGTACAAGACGTGTACCCATACCCTAAACGACGTGGACTAGGGACTTTTGACGTGGCTATTACAGCAGTAGGAAATCCGCCAACTTTGCCTAGCCAGGCTTTAATAGAAACTGCACAAGCTGCTTTAGATGAATACGCAGGCTTTTGGGTAGGCGGTGAGTGGAAAGTCTACTCTCCTTCAGAACAACTTGTTTCAGTTACAGCGGTAATAACAGGCAACGCTAATTTAGTCGACGTTCGAAATGTTATTAAAGACTATTTTGCTGAGCTTGCACCAGGGAAACCATATTTAGCAGCAATACTTTCCTCAAGAATCGTGGCATTGGCTGGGGTTACAGATTTGGCTTTAACTCCATCTCAAAATATCACCCCTTCTGTAGACTGGATGCACACACGCTGGTTGAGATTAGGTTTATTAACGGTGAGTGCAGCGTGATGACTTTAGAACAAACAATTAAGCAATATGCGCTGGTTTTACGGCAACTTTTACCTCCTGGCATGTACGACAAAGCACCGAATACAATCATTAATGACGATGTTTATGCGCATGCTAAAGCATTAGCTCAATGCGATTTAGACGGCAAACGCTTGTTAAATGTTTTGGAAGCAATTCCACCTGAATTGCTTGAGGAATACGAGAGAGAATATGGCTTACCGTTAAAATGCCAGACGAATGTACGGACATTCGATGAGCGATTAGAGCTGGTACGCTGGATCAGAAGTACAAAGAACGTGTTTAACAAAACTTACCTTGAACAGCTTTTAGCTATTTTTAACGTTCAATTAGTTGAGCTTGTTACTTTTAAACCATTCAAATGTATTAGTGCTTGTAATGCTCCCGTAAATACTGAGCAGCTTAGATATAAGGTCAAGTTAAAGCTTCGAGAACCTGTACTGGCTGATATGGACTGCATTATTGAAAACTATCTGCCAGCTTTTTTACGTTATGACTTGGAGTATGTTTAATGAATCGTATTGATGGAGTTGGTGCACGTCCCAATTTGAATGGTATTGGAAAAAATGGCTTTCATGACAATGCCGATTTACCCAATCAAGATGCTACACATTTAACACCAAAATGGTTAAACCAAGTACAAGAAGAACTTTGCAATCTTCTGGAAAAAAACGGTGTATCTTTAAACGACGGATTGCAAGACCAGCTTTATAATTTACTGGCTACTGAAGCTGATTTGTTGGCGCTTGCTACTGCTACGCAACAGAAATTAGACCAAGAAAAAATAGAACGGCAAGATGCTGTTAACTATGTTCAACAAAATTTGAATGATGCTATTAATGTCGTCCATGACAGAATTAATGCCATTAGCAGATTGATTATTAGGCCGCTTAGTAGCGCAACTACAAGATACCCTGTTCATTATCAAAACAACCCAATCAACTATGATGCTGTTTTAATTAGCGCGCATTATCAACCTGGTGGTGTGTTAAAGCAGACAATGAGAGTGCACTCTACTCTTGGAGATGCGAACTTACACGTTTATTTACCTGTCGCCTCGGCCGCGATTGTACATATCAACACGACCTACCAATCTGCTGGTTACGGCAGCAAGGGTGATGATGATAGTTATAGCCGTCTTGTTGATCTCTATGAAGAAGGCCCTGTAGGTGCAAAACAGAATGTGATAGTTGTTAGAACCGACTACGTTAGTCCAGAAGACCCTACAAGCATTCACCGCTGGATATGGATCGAAGTTACCAGCGCGGGATATACACAAGTCGTTAATGACTTAAATGACTATCCTTATAGTCGCAACAATTAAGTAAGGCCGTCGTTATGTTTAAAGAACGTGATTTTGAAACAGGGCAAGTTGTCCATAAGCTGAATAATTTAAGTCGAACGAATGAGTCCTTAGAATCCACGATAGAAGATTTATCAGAATCCAAACTTGATAAGATTGATTATAAGAAACTTCATCTTGGGACTTTCACCAGTAAAGCGGCGTTAGATTTAGCTTATCCTGTAGCAGAGGACGGCAATTCAGCAGATATTGATAGCGGTTCAGGCTTCGATATTATGCGCGCTATATGGGACGCTACAGATCAGAAATGGGTTGTTCGCGAGGTTAATAACGCATCTAATACAGATCAGGTTCCTGAAGGAAGTTCTAATTTATACTTCACCAGTGAACGCGTTAGACAAACGCCGATAGGCGCGTTAGATTTTTTAGATAGTTCACGCATCGGCCCTAACGATTCAATTAATACTATTGCCCGTAAACTGCAAGCGCAGCTTGACCGTTTAGCACCTAAATGGATTCCTATACAAGATATTAGTGAATGGGTTAACCCTGAACTAAATACTGCACATCCTGCGCACCCTTTACGCTTTGCTATAATCGGAGGGGTTTTATTTGTTAGTGGTATCTTCTATTTAGGCGGATCAGACTTCAACTTATGCAGGCTAAAGCCAGAATACAAGATGTTTAATAATGCTGGAGTAAATGGCAATAACAATTTAGAGTCTGTCAAATGCACGGTGTTGGTGACTGGTTCTGTTAATACCTTCTTTTCGCAATGTCCTAGCGGTCACGCCATCGGCAATATTGCTCAAACGTATGACAATATCCAGAACCTACGCACTTCTCGCGTCGGCGATTCAATGATCGTAAATGGATTTCTAGGTAAGCTGATACATTTTCAGTAAGATGATAAGCGTTAGAGTTAAAGTGCAAAATACACTTGCTCTAACATTTTAAAAAATATACTAATTTAGTGCAAAATAACCTATAAAATATTAGTGCAAAATCAAATATAATTTAGTGCAAAATTCGCCGAAAACTTACATAAAAACAGCATAAAACTTGCATATCATTCCAATCATCATGTTGAGCATATAAATCGCCATGTCGAATTCAAAAGATAAACTTGAAGGCTTACCTCGTCTACTTGATCGCTTCGGTCACTACGCAGTTGAAGCCTTTCATTATTTAGCCCTGTTTATTATCGGCTGTATGATTGCATGGTCAGCCGTACATACCGTGATTGAGATTCTGACGGTTAAACAATACGCCACCATTGATGATATCTTGCTGTTGTTTATCTATCTAGAACTAGGCGCCATGGTCGGGATTTATTTCAAGACCAATCATATGCCAGTGCGCTTTCTGATCTATGTCGCGATTACTGCACTGACCCGTTTGCTCATTGCTGATATTCAGCATAATCATAAAGCGTCGATGGATTTAGTCATTACCACAGGTTCGATCCTGATTTTGGCAGTTGCGATTCTGGTGGTGCGTTTTGCATCGTGGAACTACCCTTCTGTGATTCGTGGCAAAGATCAGGAGCAACAATTGCCTTCCAATAAAACGCCTCGACCGCAAGATGATGAATTGGCATAAATAAAAAAAGCAGGCGGATTGCCTGCTTTTCTCATATGAGGATTATGCCACTCGGAAGATACGATATTTGGAATCAACCAGTACATATTTGCCTTGTACCTGCATCCAATTATAGCCACGTGGTGGCTGATAAAGGCGATGGTAGCGATAATTGGATACCATATAACGATTACTACGGAATTCTGACGGTAAACGCTCACCACGTTTGAAGTTGATACGTTGACCATAATGATTACCGCGATCACCATTTGACCAGCGCGGTTGTTCACGGTGATCATGTCGATGGTCATAACGATCATAGCGCTGATCATAACGGTCTTTATGATCATTATTCCAACGGTTTGAATCTGCCATTGCTGATGCAGATACACCGAGCATGAGTGTTGATACAAGCAATACGACGGTCTTTTTCATTGTTTGATCCTCTGTTTTTTCGATCTGAAATCAGATTAAGAAAAACTCTAGGAGAAAGCATGAATAAAACTCGCGACATTGCAAAGCTTTGTAATGAATAGCGAGAAATTGTGGAGAATACTCTCTATTCAAAATTTAAAAACAGATGTCAAATCAGCGAATAATCTCAATGGTAAAGTTATCATTGGTCACTAAAAGATAACGTCCATCAACGACCACCCAATGTCGACCACGTGGCGGTTCACGCAAAGAATAATAATCCCAATCCCGCACTACATAGCGCTCGCTACGGAACTCACCCGGTAATTCATTTCCCACCACAAAGGACTCACGGCGATAGCTGCGGTCATATTGAGTCTCTGGATAATATTCAATCCGAACGCCGGGGCGATGGTTCGAATGAGGATAATAGTTATTTTGATTCGGCTGATAATAATAGCCTTTCGGTGGCGCAGTGGGTGTCGCGCGCTGATTCGAGAACGCAAATGGGTCTTGCGCAGGCGGCTGATAGGCAGGTGTATTCTGATGATAAGAACGGCGTTCTACCCCGCTATATCCACCCCACGCATTATCGGCATAGCTCATTACAGGGAGACCGCTGAGTAGGCAGACCAAGCCATAGATATAAAGTTTAGATTGCTGCATCATGATCTCCCAAAATCAGAGTATGCTTTTATTTTAGAATAAAAAATAAGCGCCACTGTTGTAATAATATTTTTTCAGACTAACTGTTTAATTCCATGGATAAAGAGCAGCTCGCTATAGCCTCTATGAGATATGTTAGAATCAATTTTTTGGTTTTGAGGCAACATCTGTGGCTGAAATGAATTTTGATCGTCTCTATCAATTTTTCTGTAAAGTTCCTAGCGTACAAGAATCCCGTATCGTGGCGCATGGTGCAGATGGTCAGCATGCATGGTGGTTTAAGTTCAATATTGATGTTGAACATCCATTAGCATGGCAAACAGTTCAGGAACTGGGACATGTCCTCAATTATTTATCGACGAATGAGCGTCTTCCCACCCAATTTTTCCCCGTATCACCACCGCCCTATATGAACGGTGAAGCCAAAGATTTTCTGGCTTGGGTGATCCAGTGTAATCATCCAGAATTTAGCCCAGATATCGTCTGTGACTGGTTAGAAGCGCGTTTACCTAACCCTGTCGATGATGACAGTCAGTGGAAAATCAAAACCGATTTAAGTGAACTGGATCAGTTAGCAGATAAAGATCTGGATCAATTAATTCCACCGAGTCCTTAA